ATTTATTGGTCTGTCAGCGACTCCATTCAGCAAGGGACTCGGAAAGTACTACGATGACCTGATCGTTCCGGCCACGGCAGAAGACCTGCTGTCGGAAGGCTACCTGTGTCCTGTGGATTATTTTGGAGGCAGAAAGGCTGCTCTTGAAGGCGTAAAAACCAAGCAGTTATCCACTGGAGGCACAGACTACGATCCTAGCTCGCTGTCTGAGGCGATCGAGAAAGATGAGAAGCTAGCCGGGGACATCGTGCAGAACTGGATGAAGCATGGCTCTGAAAGGCAGACAATCGCATTCAGTCCATCAATCAAGCATTCTAAGTTTTTGGTTGAACAGTTCAGAGCCGCAGGAATCCCGGCAGAACACATTGATGGTTACATGGACGATGAGATCAGGCAGGAGATCTATGCTGCACATGACGCAGGTGAGTTCCTGATCTTGTCCTGTTCACGATTATTGAACGTGGGCTATGACGCGCCGCAGGTTAGCTGTTTGATCGACTGCTACGCAACTCGATCGTACATCGCCTATGTGCAACGCGCCGGAAGAATCATGCGTACAGCACCAGGAAAGGACAGGGCGATCTACCTTGATCACGCAGGGAACGTATCCAGATTCGGATTTGCAGAGTCGATTATTCCAGATGAGCTGGATGATGGCGAGAAAAGATTCCAAGAAAAACAACAGGTTAAGGAAAAGAAAGAGCCAAAGGTATCGGACTGCCCGCAGTGCTACCGCCAGATGGTTGGCGTTCGCTGTTCATGCGGTTACGAGATACCGATGACTAAGCAGATCGAGACTGACGGCACAGAGCTGGAGCAGCTAACCAAGAAGGCAAACAAGACCTACACGCCAGAGCGCAAGGCTCAGTGGCTTGGCGAGCTGATGTACTACGCGAAAACACGCGGGTTCAAGGAAGGCTGGGCAAAGCACAAGTACCGCGCCAAGTTTGGTGTGTGGCCTAACAAGATAGAGCCTAGCCGGGTTGACGGCATGTCAGACGAGGTCAATCGATTTATCAAGAGCCAGAACATAAGACAGGCATATGCGAGGATGAAATATGACAGTGCAGACAATTCTCAGTCATTTCGACAAGGTGCGTAACTCTGGGCAGGACAAGTGGCGCGTACCATGTCCTGTTCACAACGGCAAAAACTACAACATGAGCATTAAAGAATGCTCGGACGGCACAGTACTTGCTCACTGCTTTGTGTGTGGAGCTGACGGTCCAAAGCTGGTTGAGGCTTTAGGTCTACCGATGTCAGAGATATTTTCGCCAAACCATGAGTATATACGTCCTGTACTGACCAAGAAGATGCAGCAGGAAGCCCTTGAGGACGAGATCGTTCTGAGCATAGCCAACCAGTCGCGGACGCTGTCACTGGAGGATAAGAGGCGTGTCAGACTGGCCAAGGCTCGCCTGGAAGGAATACAGCAAATAAAAAATGCATCATAGGCAACAAAAAGTGTTGCAATCATGGTTGTAGTTTGAGATACTTCTCTTGTCGGGAAATGAAGCAGAAATTAAGGAAAACGACATGAAATATACAAAAGTACACGGCCTCTACAACTACACATGGTGTCTTCTTGGTGAGATCGTTATCGAGAAAGCTATCGATGGTATTTGGGATAAGAAAGGTCATTGGAAGGTTCAAGTCAGCTGGGATGAATTTAACAGCAAGCGTTTCGACACAATGAAAGCTGCTAAGGCATACGTTGAAGAAAACTACGGTTCAATGGAATGCGATCAAGAAACCTACAAACTTTTGCACAAGGCCGCGTAAGCGGCTCTAAGGAGAATAAAAATGAGCTTAGGTGAAGCAATAGGGTATGTCGGGTTTTTCGGCATGGCATGGATTGCGGTTCTGCTGTTAGCTGCTGCGTTAGATAACGCGCTCCGCACCGTTTTCAACATGCGTCTGTTTCCAGACAATTATTTCAGTAACACGCCAGTCAGCCGTGACTCAACGCACTGCTTCAAGTGTGGTGACGCACTTCCAGATCGTAACTTCTGTCGCAACTGTGGAGAGCAGCGGGTATGACAACCATAAGAGAAATGGCTAGCCAAGCTGCCAAGTATCCAACCTGCCCAAACTGTGGCGATCATGTTCTGCGCGAGCATCTCAATAAAGGCGAGGAGGTTTGCAGATTTTGTGGACCTACTCGTGACCTGGACACATATGGCGAGCTGGAGAAAGAAAGGTTCGATGCATGGTACTCAGAGTACCTGGATGAGAAGGGGGCAGAATGAACAACAAAGCGATGAATGAGCCAACACTGGATGATGTCATGACTTACTGGAGTAAGTGTGGATCGATCAAGGATACAGCAGAACACTTTGACAAGACCTACAAGTCAGTCGAGCTTATGGTTGGCCGTTACAAGCATGCTTACGAGCGCAACTTCAACTTTCCTCACATCATACACGCCAAGAGGTTTGGCGCATGAGTACAATCTGGAGAGCAGTCAACAGGAAGTTTGGTTGGGCAGTGCATTTCGCAAACCACAGAGATCTGAACGCATTCCTATTCCATATTGGCGCGTCTAATTACGAGGTAGACAGGCTCGAATACTCAAAGAAGCAAGACATTATCGAAATGTTAAACGGCAGTGCCATGCTTGGGTACATGAATGCACAAAAAAGAGGCCGGAAAGACATAGTGAATAAGGAACAAGAAAAACAGTGATCACAGAATGGTTCACAGATCCAATAGTAGCGTTGGACTACGGGAAGGTATGGCTGCGAGGTAACACAAGGACTCACATTCTAATGGGTAGAACATCAAGGGGCTTTTGCCTGATTGACCCCAGAAACAAGAATGGCCACTATTGTCAGATCGTTGCCAAGCTCTATCGCAAACAAGTCTGATAGTGTATAAAGCGCGTATACACACTTTGGACGCTATAGGCACAGAGATGACAGGTAGGCCCAGCAAATATACCCCGTCAATACAGAAGAAAGCAGATACCTATTTGACCAACTACGCAGCATGCGGAGACATCGTTCCGACAGTGGAAGGATTAGCCTGTGAGCTAGGCGTAGCAAGGTCTACAGTGTATTTGTGGGGAGAAACAATTGATCAGTTTTCGGACACGTTAGAGGCAGTCAACGCTATACAGGCAAGGAGACTTGTCTCTGGCGGGCTTACAAATGAGCTGAACTCAACCATCACAAAGCTCATGCTCGCCAATCATGGATACCGTGAGCAGCGTGAGATCGATAACAAGTCCAGTGACGGCTCAATGACCCCAATACAGAAGATCGAGCGCATCATCGTGGAAGCCAAGCACGTTGAGTAAGCTGTCTCTAAAGACCGCTGAGGTATTCGCACCACTGTTGAACCCGGCTCGGTACAAAGGGGCATGGGGCGGACGAGGCTCCGGCAAGTCACATTTTTTTGCAGAGCTGTTGATTGAGGACGCTATCCGCATCCCTGGTATGCGAGCAGCGTGTATCCGGGAAGTGCAGAAGTCACTGAAGCAATCATCCAAGCGGCTGATCGAGGACAAGCTCCAGTCATACAACCTTGGTGAGCATGCCGGGTTCAAGGTCTACCGTGAGGTCATCGAGACACCAGGCGATGGCGTAATTATCTTCACTGGTATGCAGGACCACACCGCTGACTCCATCAAGTCTCTGGAAGGTTTCGATCGAGCATGGATCGAGGAGGCTCAGTCACTGTCTCATCGATCACTGGAGCTGCTGACACCAACCATGCGTAAGGAAGGCTCAGAGATCTGGGCATCATGGAACCCGAACAGACCAACAGACGCGATCGATCAACTACTGCGAGGTGAGAACCAGCCAACGGGTGCTGTAGTCGTGAAGGCAAACTGGCGAGACAACCCTTGGATATCTCAGGTGCTGCTACAGGAGAAGGACGATTGTCTACGCATGACAGCAGATCGATACGGTCATGTGTGGGAAGGTGAGTACGCCACTGTCCTGGAAGGTGCTTACTACGCGCAGCATCTTGCAACGGCGCAGCTAGAGAATCGCATCGGGTTCTTTGGCAAAGATCCGCTGGTGAAGGTTCATGCAGTGTGGGACATCGGCGGCACGAGCAAGAAGTCAGACGCAACAGCGATTTGGGTTGTTCAGTATATTGGTGAGGAAATCCGGCTGATTGATTACTACGAGGCGGTAGGCCAGCCGTTCGAGTCTCATGTAAAATGGCTCAGAGATCGTGGTCATGAGGACGCACTGATGGTGTTGCCGCACGATGGCCGGAAGCACGACAT